TGCCTACGGGTGCTCGGATTAGTTTGCTGGGTGCTGAGAACCCGGACAGCCTGCGCGGTATTTACTTGGACGGCTGCGTAATGGACGAGGTTGCTGACATGCCGGAGAGTGTGTTTCCGGAGGTTATTCGTCCTGCGCTGTCTGATCGCAAGGGTTGGTGTGTGTTTGTTGGTACGCCGAAGGGTCACAATGCTTTTCACGAGGTGTATGAGCAGAGTGTTGCGAATGATGATTGGTTGTCTGCGATTTACCGGGCGAGTGAGACTGGCATCCTTGACGATGATGAATTGAAGGCTGCTCAGCAGATGATGAGCGTTGACCAGTATGCGCAGGAATTTGAATGTTCGTGGAATGCGAATGTGCCTGGTGCGATTTACGGTGCTGAGTTGGAAGTGAGTTTGGGGGCTGGTCGGATTTGCAATGTGCCGTATGATCCGAGTGTTCGTGTTGATACCTGGTGGGATTTGGGTGTTGGTGATAGTACGGCGATTTGGTTTACGCAGAGTGTTGGCCGTGCTGTTCATGTGATTGATTACTATGAGAACCGGAACATGGGGTTGCCGCATTATTGTCAGATCTTGAACCAGAAGAATTATTTGTATGGGTCTCACAATGCCCCGCATGACATTGAGGTTCGTGAGTTGGGTACTGGTAAGAGCCGGCGAGAGACTGCCTGGGAGCTTGGGTTGAATTTCCGTGTTGTGCCTAAGTTGCCATTGGAGGATGGGATACATGCGGCACAGATGGTGTTGCCTCGTGTTTGGTTTGATCGAGACAAGTGCAAAGATGGTTTAGATGCTTTGCGGCAGTATCATCGTGCGTATAACGACAAGACTAGAAGTTTTCGTGCAAATCCTGTACATGACTGGAGTAGCCACGCGTCTGATGCGTTTCGGTATTTTGCTGTGGGGTTGCGAGAGAGCAGAGATCAGTCTGGTCCACCGCAGCGTAATGCGGTTATGGATTATGATCCTTTTGCGGCGTAGGAGATAAGAATGAGTTTTTTTGACGATCTTAGAGAGGCTCTTGGTTTGGAGCCTTCTGGTCAGGCTGCTGGAGATGGCGGTGCACCTGAGACGTCGGCGCGTCCACAGGCGCGTCGTCAGACCCGCCCACAGGAACGTCCTATGACGGCTGGTGAGCGTGTGAGCATGATGGGCCGTGATTTGGCGTTTGGCTTTGGTTTGTCTGATGAGGAGCCGTATGGCTATGCTGAGCGCACGGCTGCTACGCAGGAGCGTCAGGCTGCCGAGGCTGCTGCCGAGGCCCAGCGTGACGATGGTGGTGACGAGGTTGCCAAGGGTGCGCGTCCTGAGCCTGTTGCTGAGACAGCTGGGGGTGCTGAGCCTGCCCAGGATATTGGTGTTCCGAAAGGCACGCGTGATGGCGCGGCTGTTGCGGGTGCTAAGGAGGCTGGTCGTCGTGGTCGTCGTGCGGCGATTGCGACTTCGCCTCGTGGGTTGTTGGGCGAGGCGGAGACAACCGGGCGTCGGTCACTGATGGGTTTGATTAAATGATAAGACTGCCACAGCAGATTGCGGGAATGATGGGTAAGCAGGCGGCGCAGCCTGCGCAGATGAAGATGTCCCAGACCGTTGATCCGTTGGAGCGTTTGCAGCAGCGCATAGCGGGTAAGACGCTGGGCGGTGCTTTGGATGGCGTGAAGAAGAAAGAGCCTGGCAGTTTGCTTAACATGTATGGGATGATGTGATGGCACAAGTATCGCCGATCGTAACGCAGTTGGAGCGTCGTTATAAGACGTTGCAGTCTCAGCGTTCAAACTGGGAGAAGCACTGGCAGGAGCTGGCAGATTACATGCTGCCGCGTAAGGCGGACATTACGAAGAAGCGGACGCAGGGTGACAAGCGGACAGAGTTGATCTTTGACGGCACGGCCATTCATGCTGTTGAGTTGCTGGCGTCTAGCTTGCATGGGATGCTGACATCGCCGAGCACGCCGTGGTTTTCAATGCGGTATCGTGATCCTGCCTTGCAGCGCAATGATGCTGCGAATGAGTGGTTGGAGCTGGCTTTGGACCAGATGTACCAGGCGTTCAACCGGTCTAACTTCCAGCAAGAGATCCATGAGCTGTATTATGACCTAGTGGTGTTTGGCACGGGTGCGTTTTACGTTGAGGGTGACAAAGAGGGTTTGCGGTTTAGCTCGCGCCACATTGCGGAGATTATGATTTCTGAGGATGCGGATGGCCGGGTTGATACGGTGTATCGTAAGTTTAAGCTAACGGCGCGTGCTTTGGTTATGCGTTTTGGCGAAGAGAATATGCCGCGTGCTATTCTGTCGGATGTGAAGAGTGATCCGTACAAGGAGCATGAGATCATTCATGCTGTGTTCCCGCGTGGTGAGGCGAAGGGTCGGACTGCCAAGAACAAGCCTGTCGCGTCTGTTTACTATCACCAGGCGTCCAAGCATTTGCTGAGCGAAGGTGGCTTTGACGACTTCCCGTTTATGGTGCCGCGTTTTGTTAAAGACAGCGTGAGCATCTATGGCCGCTCGCCTGCCATGACGGCTTTGCCTGATGTGAAGATGGTCAACAAGATGTCTGAGGTGACGATCCGTGCTGCGCAGAAGCAGATTGATCCGCCTTTGATGGTGCCTGACGATGGGTTTATGTTGCCAATCCGGACAACGCCTGGGTCGTTGAATTTCTACCGGTCTGGCACGCGCGATCGGATGGAGCCCTTGAACATTGGGGCAAACAATCCTTTGGGTTTGAACATGGAAGAGCAGCGTCGCAATGCGATCAGGCAGGCTTTCTATGTGGATCAGTTGCTACTAGGCCAGGGGCCTACCATGACGGCGACTGAAGTGTTGCAGCGTAACGAAGAGAAAATGAGGTTGCTCGGTCCTGTTTTGGGGCGACTTCAGTCAGAGCTGTTGCAGCCTCTGATCTCCCGCTCTTTCGCGTTGCTCCTCCGGGATGGGCTTCTCCCACCTGCTCCGGAGGAACTACAAGGCCAGGACATTGACATCGAGTATGTGTCGCCCTTGGCGAAGGCGCAGAAGCTGACTGACTTGCAGTCTGTGCTGCGTGGGTTTGAGGTTCTTGCGCAGTTGGGCGAGATTGCGCCTGTGCAGGATTACATCGATCCTGATCGCATGGTGCAGTACCTGGTTGAGACGACGGGCATGCCTGCGCGCATTATTCGGAGCGATGAAGAGATTTCGCGGTTGCGTCGTGAGCAGGCTGCGGCACAGCAGCAGGCGGCAGCGCAGCAGCAGGATCTCATGGATGCTCAGGTTGCGCAGCAGACTGCGCCGTTGGTTAAGGCTCTTAATCAATGAAGAAGGTAGAAGAGATAAAGCTGGCATATCGGCGGACGTTTAACACCGATGATGGCGAGCAAGTTTTGAGTGATCTTAAAAAGCGTTTTGCTTTTGAGACAACCACGTTTTCGGGCGATCCATATCAATCAGCTTTTAATGAAGGGCAGCGAGCAGCAGTGCTGTTGATCGTCCGTATGCTGTCCGAAGAGAAGGAAACACAATGAGCGAAGAGGCAATCCAGGAGAGTGGATCTCAAGAAGTCGCGAACGATGCTGGCGCTGCGGTTCCAGTTGGTTTTTTAGATAGCTTACCAGAGGATCTGCGCAATGAGCCTTCGTTGCGTAACTTTACTGATCCTGGTTCATTAGCAAAAAGTTACGTTCATGCCCAGCGCATGATCGGCGCGGACAAGATCCCGTTGCCAGGCAAGAGCGCGACAGATGACGAGTGGCGTGCTGTTTATTCTAGGTTGGGTGCGCCGGAAGATCCGAGCGGGTACGACATCAGCTTTAACTCTGCGTCGATGGGCGAGGGTGAGGTTGAGAGCCTGAAGTCTGCCTTGCACCAGGCTGGTTTGACAAACCGTCAGGCTCAGGCGTTTGCTGAGTACCTTGACAGCTCCTACACTGAGGGAATGCAGCAGAGAGAGACTGCTGTAGAAGAGGCACGCTATGAGGGCGAGCAGCAGTTGCGTCAAGAGTTTGGCAAGGCGTTTGAACAAAAGTTAGAACGTGCGCAGATGGCGGCGAACACGTTGCTTGGCGGCACAGAGATCTTTGACGAGATTACTTTGTCTGATGGCCGTATGTTGGGCGATCATCCAGAGGTTGTTCGCATGTTTGCATCGCTGGCCGATCAGATCGGCGAAGACAGCCTGGAAGGCAAAACAAGTGAGATGATTATGACGCCCGATGAGGCTTCACGTCAAATTACAGAGATGACTGGACGTGACAGCCCATATTGGGATAAGATGCACCCAGAGCATGATAACTATGTCAACCAAGTTCTTGCTCTGCGAGAATATATATAGTGGATAACCATCAGGCCCACACACAAGCATGTGCGTCATGCGGAGTGACTGCCCAAGCAGTAAGCAAGACCCCGCAAGGGATAATCAAGCGACATCACCTGTTAACCATTCTTAGGAGTTGAAGACAAATGTCTACTCAGATTACGACGGCATTCGTCAATCAGTTTTCTTCGAACGTACAGATGCTGTCACAGCAGATGGGTTCACTACTGCGCACAGCGGTAGACGTGGAAACTGTAAACGGCGAGAAAGCCTTTTTTGACCAAGTGGGTTCGGCTGCGGCTGTCCTGCGCACAACACGTCATGCGGACACTCCGCTCATTGACACACCACACTCACGTCGCATGGTGACGTTGTCTGACTATGAATATGCTGACTTGATCGACGATCAAGACAAAGTTCGCATGTTGATTGATCCGACATCCACATACAGCCGCGCTGCTGCTGCTGCTATGGGCCGTGCAATGGACGACGTGATCATCTCGGCTGCTCTTGGTTCTTCCAAGACTGGCAAAGATGGTTCGACAACAACAGCGTTTGACACAGCAAACCAGCAAATCGGTGTCGGTTCTCCGGCGGCTGGCTTGACTTTGGCAAAGTTGCTTGAGGCGAAAGAAATCCTCGACAGCAACAGCGTTGACCCGTCGATCCCACGTTACATCGTTGTTTCTCCGAAGCAGATCTCTGATCTGTTGGGCGACACAACAGTAACATCCAGTGACTTCAACACTGTTAAGGCTTTGGCTCAAGGCGAGCTGAACCAGTTTGTTGGCTTCACATTCATCACATCGAACCGTTTGAGTGTCGATAGCTCCAGCTATCGTCGTGTCATTGCTTTCGCAATGGACGGCATCAAGTTGGCAGTTGGCAAAGAGCCATCTGCTCGCATTGATGAGCGCGCAGACAAATCGTATGCAACGCAAATTTACTACTGTCAGTCTATCGGTGCGACACGCATGGAAGAGGCCAAGGTAGTAGAAGTGCTTTGTTCTGAAGCGTAAGGAGTTTGAACCATGACTACTAAAAATTCTACACTGGTCGCAAACTTTGAAGCGTCTCCGATCGTGATGAACGACGCGCACTTGCTGCACGGCGTGAAGCGCGTTGCTCAAGGCACTATTGCTTTGGCAGCGGGTGACAGCACAGACGACGATGTTGTCATGCTGGCACCTGTCCCATCCAACGCATCGATCACTGCTCTGAACATTGCTTCGGACACTCTTGGTGGTTCTTGCACATTCAACGTCGGCATCTACACGACTGACGGCGTTGTTAAGGATGAAGATGCTTTCGCGACTGACGTTGCAGATGAAGCAGCAATGGCTGACGTTCGTTTTGAAGCGGCTGACATCAACACATGCGGCCAGCAGCTTTATGAACTGGCTGGTGATGCGACAGATCCAAAAGACTACTACTACATCGCTGTGACATTCTCAGCGACTGGTGGTACGGCTGGCGATATGTCCTTCATCATCGAGTACGTTGTAAACTAAAAGGAAGGGGGCAGGAGACTGCCCCTTTCTCCCCCTCGGAGGTGAGACATGACGAGCCAGGTTGATATTGCGAACTACGCACTCAACAAGATTGGGGCGTCTAACATCACCAGCTTTACTGAGGACAGTAAGGCTGCACGCATTGTTAACCAGCGTTATAGCGCTGCGCGTGATGCGGTCTTTCGCGCTCACCCTTGGAACTGCCTGATCCGCCGGGCAGAGCTGGCACAGAGCTCTACTACTCCAGCATTTGGCTATAGCTTTCAGTACGCGCTGCCTACTGATCCTTACTGCCTGCGCGTCTTAGAGTTTAGCAACGGTTCTTTGTCTTATCCACACGACAACATGGTTTCGGCGACAGGCGAGCCTGTGTTTGTTATTGAGGGCCGGAACCTTCTGACGAACGAAGGCACTGCCAAGATCAAGTATGTGGCAAAGATTGAAGACGCGGCACAGTACGATGCAAACCTGATCGAAACGATCTCTGCGCGTTTGGCGCATGAGATGGCGTATGCTATTTCTGGATCGACAACTTTGGTTCAGTTGATGGAGGCGCAGTATCAGACGCAGCTTAAAGAGGCTCGTTTCGTTGACGCAACAGAGGGTGCGCCAAACCGCATCGAGGCAAGTGACTTTATTGAAGCGAGGTTCTGATGGCGCGATCAGCACCGGCATATAGCTCATTCACCGCTGGTGAGATTGGGCCAAAGTTTGAAGGCCGCACGAACATTGAAAAGTATCGTGAAGGCCTGGCCGACTTAACTAACATGATTGTGATGCCGAGCGGTGGCGTGACACGCCGCCCAGGCACAGAGTTTTTGGATGAGGTTAAGGACAGCGCGGTGAAGACGCGCTTGATCCCGTTTCAGTTTAAGGCGAGCGACACCTACATCCTAGAGTTTGGCGATGAGGTGTTTCGGATCTACCGCAATGGCGCGCTGGTGACGAGTGGCGGATCGCCTGTCGAGGTTGTTACACCATACGCGGCGGCTGACATCTTTGACCTGCGGTTTGTTCAGTCTGCTGATACGATGTATTTTACGCATCCAAGCTATGACGTTCGTAAGCTAACGCGGGCGGATCACGATGATTGGACGTTTTCGGTCCCGATCTTCCAGGGCGGATTAGACCCGGCAAAGTATATTGAGAACATCACGCAGGCAGATCCTGGCGTCATTACAATCACCGCTCACGGATATAGTAATGGCGATGAGGTCGCGCTGTCTGGCATCCAAGGGATGACGGAGATCTCGGCTGCGAATTACCGCGTTGCGAATGCAACGACGAACACGTTTACGCTTGTTGACGAGGCCGGCGCTGATGTGGACACAAGCGGCTTTACAGCGTTTGAGGATGGCGGCGGCGAGGAGGCTGCGATCACTGGTGCAACGGCGGCTGACCCGTGTGTGATTACAAGCAACGATCACCCATTCTTTGACAACGATGTTATCTACATTAAAGACGTGGGTGGCATGACAGAGCTTAACGACGAATATTACATCGTCGCCTCTGCCACGACAAACACGTTCGCCTTGCAAGACATGTCAGGCGCTGATGTAGACGCGTCAGGCTACACGGCTTACACATCGGGCGGCACAGCAGAGCTGGCGCTGTCTAAGGCGCAGAGCATCCAGCCTGTTAGCACGGAGATGAGCGGGACGGACAATCGCCCCAG